ACGGGCGGGACGATTGACGAGAACGGGCTATTCACGGCTCCGAACTCCGACGCCACGGTGAGCGTGACGGCAGCGAGTGTGGACAACGCCGAAAACTTCGACACGGCTGTGGTCGCGGTCGGCAAGGGCGGGGCGGTGGATCGCAATGCCATGCAGACCTCGCAATACGGGGAAACAGTCGGCAACCGTGCGTCGATCATCGGTCGCGGCGATGGACGCGTAACCCGGCAGGGAGAGTTTGTCGGCGACGGCGCAGGCCAGTACGATGGTCGCGACACGTTCGGCAACAAGTTCGACCCGAAGGCACCCGGAAGCGGGAGCACGGGCGAGTTTTCTACCGTGACTCCGTTGACGCAAGTGCAGTTGGAAGCGCTGGCGGCTGCCAACGTTCCGGCGGCATCCAACACGGCACCATTGACGCAGGCTCAGTTGACTGCGCTGGTGGCAGCGGGTGTGCCAGCGAAGACGGTATAGGCTTTACGGCGGGGCTCGTTTCGCGGGCTCCGCTTTTAACTCATGAGTGAAACCGTAGAAATCCCGCGCGTAAAGGAAGGCGAGGATTGGTACGCCAAGAGTCCGGCGTGGTCTCCAGTCGAGCAGGACGGGAAACCGCTGAAGCCAATCATTCGCTGTAACTGTGGGCAGTGGTCAGGTATCGGATTGCATCACGTTCACGCGGATGGGAGGGTGACGAATTCATTCTTTCATGCCACGAAAGCGCAGCACCCCAATGGCGACGATAGCGGCTGTGGGTGGCATGTGTTCCTGAAACTGAAAGACTACGACTGTGGAGACTTTCCGCCTGAGCATTCTTGAGAAGTTCAAACACTGCTCCACACAAGTGAACCTGTCACCGGGCGAGCAGTCGATGATCGTCGACGCAGGCAAGCAGTTGATCCCCGATGAGGACTTGGCTGGCAAGGGACGGGAACTCGCAAGCCACATCACGGTAAAGTACGGCGTCCTGGCGGCTCCGGAGTTGCTAGCTAAGGTGCTATCGCTCTATCAGCCATTCACGCTCACGCTGGGCGGAGTGGTCGCATTCGATGTTACGGAGCACTCGGAAGGCACGGCGCCCATCGTGGTTGAAGTGAAGTCGTCAGAGCTTGAGCAGTTGCACCAGGACATTGACCTGGCAATGGCGGCGAAGCCGGACGACTTTGGTTACAGACCTCATCTCACATTGGGGTATGTCCTTCCATCGAGCGCGCAAAAGTTCGAAGGCAGTCAGATACTCGCCGGGCTCCAGATCAAAGTTTCGTCGATCGCGCTGACGGACACAGAAGGCCATCAAACAGAATTCCCGCTGGGCGTCGAAGCGGCGAAGGTGCGCAAGGCAGACGACTCGGACGCTGACGACATGGCCGACGAGATCGACGCAGCCATTCAATACGAATGGGAGCAGTTGCCTACGGAAGTGCGCCATGCTCTTGAGCAGGCTTTCGCTGTGGGGCTGACGAAAGGCGTGGCGGAATTGAACGTCTCGGACGTGGCGGTAATCTCTTCACTGAATCAGACAGCGATGGATTGGGCAGCGGAGCGCGCGGCAGAGATGGTGGGGATGAAATGGGGGGCGGACGGCACGCTGATACCCAACCCCGACGCTAAGTGGCAAATTTCGACGACCACTCGCGATGAGATCAGGCGCATCGTTAAAGATGCTTTCGCTGACGAAACCAAGATGTCCGATTTGGAGAATGACATCCGCGAGGCCGGGGCGTTTAGTGAGAGTCGCGCTGCGATGATCGCGCGTACCGAAGTGAAATTCGCCCAAGTCCACGGGAATGCGGAAGTTTGGCGGCAATCAGGGCTGGTTAAGAAATTAGCCTGGTTACTCAGCGCCGATCACGTCGAAGGTTGCGATTGTGACGATAACGAGGATGCCGTAGTGGAGTTTGGTGAGCCGTTTCCATCTGGCGACCTGTATCCCCCCGTGCATCCTCGCTGCATTTGTAGTTGCATGGCTGCTGAGATCGAAGGCTTGAGTTAGCTAGCGATTCAGCGGGAAGTGCAGTCCGGGTCCGCCTCCGACCATGGACAGGAGCAGCCAGACCACGGCAATGACGCCGATCAAGGCCAGCACGATAAAAGCGAATTTCTGGATCGGCGGCGGCAAGAGTTGTCCGACCACGTAGTAGGCGAACGACAGCAAGATCACGATCACGACAAAGTAAACGAGAAGTGAGATCATTGGAAGTTCCTCCAGTCAAGAATGATGACACAAACGGCGCTGGAGTTGTTGAGCAAAATAGACCGGAAGCAGAAAGGCAAGAATGAAGCCACGCGTACTGAATCAGCCATCGAACCTCAGCCGCATCCCACGTGAGCAACTGGAGCAGCAGCATATGGCTCTACTCGCGCAGTTAGGCGAGGCGCGGCAACGCTTCTACGGACTGAACGCTATCGCCTGTGCGCTTCTGAAGGAGCACCACGGTGGTCGGGCCTTCGTTCACATCTCGACCTTTGCGGAGACGCAGGGTTGGATGCTGGACATGATGCCGCAGAAGTCGCTAGGCAATATCCGCATGATCGCCGTGGATAACAACGGGCACGCGCAGATCGCAGATGACCGCCAGATGGCACCCACGGACGTGCCATGCTGCGCAGAAGGATGCGGAGCGCCGGCGACGTTCGCGGAAGGATTGGACGTGAACGGCAATCCGATCAACCCGCGATGCTCTGCGCATCTACCGGAGAATGCGCAGGTGCGAGCGGATCAACCGATTGTGGCAGGGAATGCGGTCGAGGAACCGGTGCAAGTTTGTAGCGAGTGCGGGCGCAAGGTGCCAGGGCACAATCTGGACTGTTCGCGATATAACGAGTCGTAGGAGCAGACTACGGTAATGACGATACCCCGCATAGCACTACTGAAGATGGCGACTGTGATAAGCAGTTCGGTCACCGCAGCCGCCATTGCGATATGGGCGTTAGACCCTTCCGTGTTGACGGCATGGTCTGTGCTCATTGGAGTCATGTTCTCTGGGGCAATCGGTACAGGGACGCTGATTATTTCCAAATCTCGCCATCACATGTTCGGCAAGCGATGGTCGCCAGAACAGATTGAGAATTTCAGACAGAGATCAAGCGGCGAAAACAATCCGATGTATGGCAGAAGTGGGCCGCTGGCTCCGAACTTCGGCAAGAAGCATAGCGAAGAGTACAAGGCAATGATGTCGGCTCGCAAGAAACAATTCTGGGCATCGAAGACGAAAGAAGAGCGTCACGCTATCGGGATGAATATGGTTGCCGGTAGACAAAGCGCTGCGTCCGCAGCGTAATCTCAGGAGACAACTCATGAGTCAATTTCGGAAGTTCTATCCGCTCGTGAAGATGGTCGACAAACCGGATGGCACGCTGGACGTGTATATGAAGGTCACCGGCGAGACCCCCGACCTTGACAAGGAAGTCTGCGATTACGTCAAGACAAAGCCGTACTACATCGCGAAGGGCGAAGCGATGAAGAAAGCAACGTCCATCGAAGGCATGGAACAGTCCGTGATGCCGATGCGTGAGATGCACGCCTTAAAGTGTATCGGCGCTGGGCGCGAAATGGTATTCGATGATGTTGCCAAAACCATCCACATGCTATTCAACGTCGTAGACGATGACGCGATCAAAAAGTTTAAGAAAGGGTGCTTGGTGGGGGCGAGTCAGGGCGGAAGTTATATCAAACCGCCGGACTGGCCGACGCTCAAGATCAAGGATCCAGTATTTAAAGGCTGCGTTCGTTACGTGTCGGACCCCGGCGAAGTCTCAGCAGTCGATTCACCCTGTTTGCCGGATGCGCTCATCGTCTCCATGAAGGGGCAAACGTTCGAGCATGTCAAACTCGATGGCTCCAAATCTCTGCGCAAGTTCCACAGTCCTGCTCTGCGCAAAGTTACGACGAAGACGTTCCAGCAAATTTGGGACGAGACCGAGCAGGACATGCGCAGCGGGAATATCAAGAACCTGCACATTGATGCGAGCCAAGTTGAGGCTGGCGTTCTCAAGGTCAATGGTTCCGAGTACGAACACACTACCGAGAAAGAAAGCCAAGTCGTCTACGGTGACCAGCACTGGAAGCGCAAAGGTCCATCGGTCGACGAGAGGCTCGGCAAGATTGAGACGCTGCTTACGAAGGCGCTCCAGAAGGACAGCAACGGAGTCAATTACGACTTCGACGAATTGGTAGTCGGCGAGAACCAGTTATGCACATGCACGTGCGATGAGTGCGATGCGGGAAACTGTGCTGACTGTTCGCATGAGAACTGCGACTGCGATAACTGCCTGTGTCCGGACGTGATGGCGGGACAGAAGGCGGCGAAAGGCGTAGTGCCAGGGCCGGGGTTGCCGGAGAAACCGGCGCCGGCAGTAGCGACCATGGAGGCCAACGTGACGAAGGACGAAGAAGGCAAGAAAAAGATCAAGGACAAGGCTGCGGCGATGCGCGCGCTCCTGAAACTCAAGAAGGACGCACCGGATGCGGACAAGGCTGTGGTCAAGGCCGCCATGAAGGAATTCGCGGTCGATGCCGCGGCGGAAGTCAAGAAGTTTGCCGACGCCCTGGCGTTCATGAAAATGGACAGCGTAAAGAAGTGCATGATGGACGTGCACGACATGGCGGACGTCCTCGGGACGCTGCGCATGGTGACCAACTGGCAGGCCATGGAAGCCACAGAAGAGGGAGACAAGTCGAAAGTTCCCGAGCACATGTTTGAACTCTTGACGCACGCGGTCACGGTGTTCCGAGAGTTGGTCGAGGAAGAGACGGCAGAGATTTTAGCCACCACTTCAGGTGGCGGAAAAGAGGAGAAAGCTATGACGACAGAAGAACTGCAGAAGGCAGCCTCCGCCCATCTGAAGAAAGCAATGGAGATGGTCAAGGCGCACGCCGATCACTTGGGCGCGGTTTCAAAAGCCCACCTAGACAACGTGAGTTCGCTGAATAAGGCTCACGGGGCAGCGATGGACGGAGCGGGCAGCGTTACCGCCTGCAAGGCGCTGCACAAGGCGCACCAGACGCACATGGACGGCGTGCACAAGGCGCACCATGATCACATCGTTGGACTGGCGAAGGCACACACCGACGCGATGGCTGCGCACTTCGGCAAGGCAGACTCGCCAGAGGCTACGGATATCGTCAAAGAGCCGACAGAGAACGGTCAGATCACCACGGTTGACCCGATGGCTGGCGCACCGCACTCCACGAAGGCGCTGACGCTGGACGATCTGAATACGGCGCTGGCGAAGGCCATCTCGGAGAACACCGCGACGCTCGAAAAGAAACACGGCGAGGAACTGGAAGCGCTGGTCAAGGCGATGCTGGAGCCCGAGACAGTGGCTTCGGACGTGGCTGCCGCTCCAGGGATCGGCAACCGCGCGGCCGTAGTGGCCACAAAGGTGCAGCAAACGCACCCGGTCACGAAGGCTGGCGAGATGACCGATAACGGCGGGCAACCTATTGCCGCTGTTCCGGCTGTCACGAAAGATGACGTGCTGGCATCGAACAATGGTGATCAGGATGCCACGCTGAAACTGGCGCGAAGCATTAAAGCAGCCCCTGCCGGATTTGTGCCGTCTAGTCTTTCCGGCGCTGGGCTCATGAAACGCGCCTAGAGTTGAAGGCAGTTAGTTCTGGGAGCCTCCGAGCAAAATCGGAGGCTTTTTCATTTTCCACTCGTCATGCCGCGTCGAGTGAGTCTTTTTCACTGCCCGCCGTTAATTGGCGGAACTCGCGTTCTTAGGAGACAAAATATGTCTAGCAGAATCGAAGAACTCGTCGCGCTCGTAAAAGGGCTCCGAAAGGATGCGACGACGCAAGGCATCTCGACGCAAACAGGTTTGAACTTCTATTATCTGGAACCGACCGCCAAGAACATCTATCCGGTGTTCTATCCGTTGCTGGCATCGATTCCGCGTGTGCAACCGACGCTGAACGGCGTAGCGGTCGGCGGCACGGGTGTCAACTGGAAAGCCATTTTGTCGATCGACCAGGGCGGCGCACAGCCTGGCTACCCGATGATCTCTGAAGGCAACCGCAACTCCTTCATGGACATTCAAGAGAAAGACTACTTTGCCGCGTACAAGTATCTCGGTAAGGACATTGAAGTGTCCTTCCAGGCGCAGCAAACCGGTCTCGGGTTCGAGGACAACGTCGGACTCGCGCAAGTCTCGCTCTTGAATGCGCTGCTGAATGACGAAGAGCGAACCATCCTATATGGCAACTCTGGCTCGTCCGGCAACGGCTATCAGTTGGGCACCACGCCAACGCCGGCGCAGCCTGTGGCTTTGACGACCGGCGGAACCATTGCCAGCGGCAAGACCATCTGTCTGTTCTGCGTTGCACTTACGCCGTGGGGCACGCGCCTCGCATCTTCGACTGGGGTCCAGCCTCCGTTCCTGCGTACGAACGCAGACGGCAGCCAGGATCTGATCAACGGCGGAACCGCAGCAATCTCTGCGGCAAGTGCCACTGTAACAACTGCCGGCAGTGGCGCGGCCAGCGTTACCTGTACGGTAGCGACCGGCTACGGCGACGTGGCATACGCATGGTACGTGAACTCGACCGACACGACCACTGCACACGCCTACTTCTACGGCATCACTTACGTGCCTGCCGTCACCGTCACAGCGCTGCCGTCGACGAGCAACCAGCCCGCTTCGACGGTTGGCTTGAACACGGACAACTCCGCAAACGCCTTGGACTTCGACGGCCTGTTCACGTGGAACGTGAACTACGCGCAGGCAGCGAACCCGAGCTATTACAAGAACCTCGGGGGCAACAACCTGACGGCCGTGGGCGATGGCACCATCGTCGAATTCGAAGCGGTGCTCGACTACCTCTGGACGAACTACAAGGCGAGTCCAGACCGCATCTACGTCGGTGGCACGATGATCGACTCGGTAACGAAGAAGATCATCGGTGCCGGAATAAGCAACCTGGCAACGCGCTTGAACTTCCAGACGGATGGAGCCAACCGGTTGATCGGCGGCACGTTCGCGGTAGCCTATCGGTCGAAGTACGGGCCGGGCCAAGCGAAGCAGATGGATGTCATGACGCATCCGTGGCTCCCGCAGGGCCAAATCTACTTCGACGTGATCAACAATCCGTACCCGGCAGCGGGCAACGCGATTCCCGCCGTGCGGAGGGTCGTAACGCTGGAGGACCATTTTTCAATCCTCTGGCCCTACAGACGGCTCCAGCGCGAAATTGGGGTGTATGGCTTCGAATGTCTACAACATTACTTGCCATTTCTCACAGCCTCTCTCGTGTGCGCTGGCACTAGCTAATCGTAATTCTGGCGTTGACAACGTGAAGTAGATTGGCTAGACTGAAGTTCATCATGCTGATCTATAAAATCACTAACACGGTCAACGGCAAAATCTACGTTGGCAAGTGGCACGGGAAGTCTGCTAAGAGTCGATGGGCGATGCACGTGGCCCATGCTAAATCGTTCACGAGTGGGAAGAAACACTACTTCCACTCTGCGATACGAAAGCATGGGCCAAGCGCCTTCGTTATTGAGGAGATTGCCTATGCCGAAACACCGACCGAGTTAGCTAAACTGGAGATGTTGTACATCTCAGAACTAGGATCGTATCGCCCGTCTATCGGCTACAACCAGACGATGGGCGGAGAGGGCGAAGCGTGGACAGAAGAAAGGCGACAGCGCTCTAGCGTTGAGCGCAAAGCGCGTAAGCAGAAGATGTCTCCGCAGGCAAAAGAGAATATGCGCCAAGCAAAACTTGGCGAGAAGAATCCGTTCTTCGGCAAGACCCACACGCCTGAGAACGTCGCAAAAATGGGTGCGACTCGAAAAGGGTCACACAATTCTCCAGAGCACTGCGAGGCGATTAGTCGCGGCGTCTCCGGACAAAAGAACGGGATGTATGGCAAGACGCCGTGGCTAGGGAAACAGCATACTCAGGCATCTCGCAAGAAGATGTCAACAACGCGGAAAGAAATGTACGCTTCCGACTCATCTCTCTCTGTGAGAATTTCGGAAGAGATGAAGCGTAACTGGGGGAATCCGAAGGTCAGAAGGAAGATGTTGGCCGGTGCCCGTAGGGGCAGCAAGATGTCCTCTATGACGCAGTTTGGCCATCACGTCTCCGAAGAAACGAAGCGCAAGATCAGCGAGGCGGCGAAGGCTCGACACGCGGCGCGGAGGCAAGCGGATCACGACAGGAAAGATGTGCGCAATGGTGGTCCAATGATGGTCGTTCCACCGATGTATCCGAACGCGACATTTTAGTTAGTTGTCAATTTCAAGGTCACAACAGCCGCCTCACAAGGGCGGCTTTTCTTTTGCACCAAAATTCACAGAGCCGCATGGCTCAAAGGAGAACGTTATGAATCTGCTTTGCGTGTTTCTATTGAGCCTGCCTGTATGGGCCTACGTGCTCGCTGTGGTGGCTCTCGCGGTGCTGCGTTATGCTCCGGTGCTTGTGCGGAACAAGGCGCGGCTGGCGGTCAAACTGTTTCGCAGGACGGGGTGGGGATGGCCGCTGCACTTTGCGGCGGTGAGCGGTGGAACGGTCGGGCCGAACGAGACGATCGCTTCGACTTCGCGATTGTCGGCATTGGAGAGTACAGCCTTCCAAGGGGGTAACTCTACCTATCCAGCCTATACGCAGGGAGCATTAGCCCTTAGCCCTGTGGCTGCACTTACTGCAGCGGGTGCGATCACGCTGGCACCGGGTGTGTATAACTCGACGCAGACGGGTGCCGTTAGCGGATGTGTCGACATTAGCGGGTCCACGGTGCTGGCTATGACGCTTGCGCTCCCGGCGGCAGGGCCTACGTCTAACGGTGGGCAGGATGGGACGCTTATGGTCATCTTCGCCGATACCACGTCGAAGCAGCACACCATTACGACACCTGCGAACGGGATACAGGGTTCGCTGCACGTCATTACGATGGCCGCGGCAGCCTTCAGTGCGATCACGCTGATGGCCTACAACGGATCGTGGTGGGTTGTGGCGAACGTCGGTCCTTGCGTAATCAGCTAAGCCGGAAATTCCACACTGGGAACTCAATTTGAGACAGAAGAGGCGGAGACGATCCCGCCTCTTTTCTTTCGCAGAAAGGAGGGCTCTATTATGAGAACAATTCGAAGCCTGGCTCTTCTGCTAATCCTTGCGCCCATCATGGCGTGGGGGCAGAGTTTTACGGTTACGGTCAATTCCTCGGGTCCGACCGCAATCGTGACGACTACCGGCGCTACTTCGGTTACAGTGTCGGAGAACTCGGCTTCGCCATCTGCCAATTTCATTGTTACCGATAACAACTCGCCATCCGTGAAAATCAACGTTGCGGCTGGAGGGAGTTACATCTTCATCGCATCGCCGGGGACGTTCCCGGCTGGAACTACCGTCGGGTATGTTCAAGCGGCAACCGGTTCGGGTTATACGTTTCTGGTAGTGCAAAGCCAGGTGCCGCTGACGAAAAATATCAGTGCCGCAAAGCTAGGCGGTGGGGGTGGAGGAAGCGGAACGCTAACCGGGGTTACTACCGGCGCCGGTACGGGCCTGATGGGAGGCGGACTCTCAGGTACGTTGAATCTGTCCCTGGTTAATACTTGCAGCGCGACACAGGTGCTGGCATGGAACGGTAGCGCATGGGCGTGCGCCGCAAACGGTACAGGTATCGCGCTTGGCACAGCAGGGCAGATGCCAGTCATGAACATCGGGGCAACCGCCTTTGCCCCGGTGACAATCAGCAAAGACTGCACGGTGAGCGTAGCGGGAGCCTTCACGTGCCTCTCCACTAACGGGACGCCATTCGCCGCGACTGCCACGAGCGCAACAGCGGCCACGGGGTTGAACGGTGCGTCAATTCCGCTCAGCAAGACAATCGTCGGAACCAACGGCGCTGGGCAGATCGTCGACGCCAGTGGCGCCACTCTTTCGAATAACACATCGGGAACGGCTGGAGGGTTGAGCGCGAACATCGCAGAATCTCAGGTGACGGGACTGGTTAGCGATCTCGCCAGCAAGGTTCCGACCAGCACGACCGTCAACAGTCACGCTCTATCCGCGAATGTCGTTATCTCGGCTTCCGACCTGAGTACTGGCACGTTGCCTCACGCCCAACTGCCCACACTGCTGAGTGGGGACATTCCGAACAACGCAGCGAACACAACAGGGACGGCGGCTGGTTTGGCCAGTGGCGCAACGATTGCAGGCTTGAGCAATGGGTGTTTGAACATAGCATCCAACGTTGTCGGTTCAACGGGAAGCCCGTGCGGATCGGGTAGTGGAGCGGTCAATTCCGTGGCTAACTCAGATGGCACGCTCACCATCTCCCCGACTACCGGGACTGTCGTAGCATCCATCGCCCTCAGCCATGCGAATACATGGACAAATCAGACGATTGACGGGGTGACCCCAACCACTTTTGGCTTCGTCGATCCCACGTCTAGTATTCAGACGCAGTTGAATGCCAAGGCTAACTCCAGCGTGACTACTCTTTCTTCGTTGATTGCGGCTGCTGGGGGTACGTTTGGGACGTGTGCGTTTTTGAATACTTGTGGTTCGGGAGGAACGTATAGCGCGGTTACTTCTCCGATTACGGCATCTAGTAGCACGCTCCAGTTTTCCGCGTCTCTGCTGAACTACGGGGGCAACGGAAATGGGACTTCAGACAACTCCACGGCCATGACTTCAGCCTGTGCAGCGAACTCAGAAGTCTGGTTGCCTGCTGGGGCGTATGCGTTCACGTCGAACTATGCCGTGTCGTGCGGGCTTCACTTCGGCGCTGGGGCAACGCTTGTAGCCCCGACTGGAGTAACGGTTACAGTCAATGGCAAGATCGACGCTCCCACTGTGCCAATATTTACTGTAGCTGGAACCGGGAAGTTTCTTATCGGTCCAGGAACTCCTGTCGATTACGCGGAGTGGTTTGGAGCGAAGGGCGATAACTCAACCGACGATACAATTCCTATCACATCCTGCGCCAACAATTTTACCAAATCAGGGTTGTGCCAGCTTCTTGGGAAGTCCTATAAAACAACAAACGTCATCATTCTTAGCACCAGCTATACAGGGCTGATAGGAGTAGATTCGGGGCAGACACAAGGGCCACAGCCCACTGGTTCGGGATACTCCCAGATCAATAACAATAGCGCTACATCGGACATCATCGACATAAGCGGGAGTGGGATTTTGCCTTACGGTGTAACGGTGAAAAACCTTACCTTGGCCAAATCCGTTGCAGCCACAAACGCAGGTGCGAATGGGCTATATCTGGGAACTGGGTTCTGGCATTTTGTTGATAACATCAATATTTGGGACGCGCCCAATGGAGTGACTGTCGGTGCCTCTGCTACCGTGATAGTGACGAACGTCAACGTCAACTGGTCCTCTCTCTGTTGCTCAGTGCCCGTCGTAGGGTTCAACTTGAACGGACCTTCGAATGTCTTCTCTAATATCTTCGCAGAGAGGGAAGGTTCCAGTGCGAGTGCCACCGGTTTTGCAATGGCAGCGGGAGGTACCGGACTGAGCGACGTATGGGTGAATAACGCTCAGGCTGATTTCGTCGGGACAGGGTTCTTGATCGACGTAACTGCGTGTGTGGCCGCTGATCCTAGCAACGAATGTGCAACGGACATTCACATTACCAATCCTATTATCAATGTGAGCAATACAGGGTTTAGTTTTGTGAACTTGAACTCGGCCACTGGTCCCCAAGGGCCGTCAGTCGATATCGTCGGGGGTTCGTTCCTGGAAAGCTCCGGTAACGCGTTTACCTTCACTAACTCCACCACAGGGTACAACATCGAGCACTTTAACAGTCAGGCAGGTGGTGTTAACACTTTCATCAATCGGACCATGCCGTCTGCGTTCTTCTCCATACCAGTATGTAGCGCGAGCTATGAAGGGTCGTATGAATCGTTTAATGATTCCGCGACGAATACACAAGGAGCAACGATCACGGGCAGCGGAACGAATCATGTGCTCGGGTACTGCAACGGAACGAACTGGGTAGTAGCCTCGGGGAGCGGCAGTGGGAGCGGCTTCGCAAATCCGATGACGACGCTGGCCGACCTGATCACAGGCGGATCGTCTGGCGCTCCGACGCGGCTCGCAGGGCCAACATCGCCGAACGGTATCCCTCAAGTCTTGATGTCCACGCCGTCCGGCGGCGTGGCCGCGGCAGAAGTCTGGGCGATTCCTGGAGTTCCGATTGACGCGCAAGCTGGCACGTCCTATACCGTCCCAGCGACCGACGACGTGCATCTAGTTACAAGCACCAATGGCAGCGCGGTGGGTTGGACAGGTTTCCCGCTGGCGAACAATTACACCTTCGCGTTCCTGAATCTCGGCGCGGGGACGGTCACTTATACGCCCGCTTCTGGCTCTGTTTATCCGGGCGCGGCAGCCACAACGCAAATCCCGCAGAACTGGTTCGGCTTCCAGTACACCGACAACACCAACACGTTCATGCCGGTGATCCCAACAAGCAAGGCGTTTGCGGACACGAGCGCGGGCGGAGTGGCGGAAGGCTTTACCGCAAGCACGGGAAAGTTTGGGACCGTGCCGATTTTCCCCAATTTCTCAACTCCCGTCACCACGGCAACTGGCGCGGTTAGTTCTGGCGGGATTCCATGCTTCGATTCATCAACCGATCTTAATTCCTCGGCCACAATCCAGCAGTACGCGATTGTGGTGGGCGGCGGAGTTGGGGCATGCGTTACAGCTTCGTCCGCGGTCAATGCAAACCTGAATGGGCCGGTTTTGAAACTTGGCAGCTCCGGCGGCGTGGGCGGCGTGGGCGAGTTGGTGATTGCTGCTCCGCTCATTTCGCCGCTTACCTTGGCATTGACCACAGCGGGCAATCTCGGTCTTAGCGGCGGCGGAGTCTCGCTGAACGGTAGCGGCTCGGGCACTTTCCCATTTACGGTGAACTCCACGGCGACAACTCTGAGCCTTGGCGCGAACGCCACGCTGACGGCAGCGGGAGCGCTTACCGTAACATCGTGCTCAGGATGCGGCGGCAGCGGCTCTATCGCCTTTCCGCAAACCGTTTCCGGCACGACCGTCGCCAACGGTATCCCCTACCTTTCGAGCACAACGAATCTGGTAGGCGGCTCCGCTGCTTTCACCTTTGACGGCACGCAGCAAGTGAACCTTGGCGGAAGTGGAAACAAAGGCCAACTCGACCTGATCGGCACCAGCACTGGCGGCAACATCATCCAAAGCGCGAACACCACGGGATCAGCTTTCACCGACATTCTCCCGGCTAAAAGTTT